CCTACGTGTAGGTATATTTTCTAGATATGCATTGCGCTGCTGCGTAGCAAGTGCTAAGCGTTCTTCCTGTGACATACTCTCGATACTTGATGCAAGATGAGTCCATGATGAACCCAAGAGTTGACTTTCCTTCCAGTTTGTTGCTATAGGCGTTGCCGCGTTCATGCACTGGATGTATCTATAACTCCACCAAGTACTTGAAGGGTACGGAGGAATAAGCGCACCTATACCTGAGGCTATCTGCGCGTATACCTGCGAGTCACTCCAGGACTTATTCCACTTCATAGGAACGGTAGGAGTTGATAACGTAGATGCAGTAGACTTAACCCACTTGGTAGAGTAGTTTTCTACTACCCATTTATCACGGCGCTCGATGTCAAGCATCTCCTGCGTTGAGATTAAATACGCATCTAAGTTTATAGCCTTAAGCGAATCACGTGCACCTTCAGGTAGGAAGTTAGCAACGTGCTCTGTCTCGTCTGTCCACGACAGCGATGGGTACAACGTTATAGGCCAAGGCTTATTAAGCAGGTCCTCTATGACCTCTATAAGGTTATTAAGCATGTTTGGTTGTGACGCGTGACTAAAACCTCTACGGTAGGAATAAAAAGGCTTGGTAAGGTTGTCAGGTGTCTTAACCATCGCGCGTAAACTTGCGGTAATCTTTCCAGGTTCAGGTGCGTCAATAAATAAACGTAACTTAGGCGAGTCAAGCAGCACGTCAATAACACTTAACGCTCCGTAGACGTGATTTGCACTTAAGCTTGTTATAGGACTAATTCCAACAAGCACGGAGTCATACTGTTCAAGATCATTTAGGTTCCAGGAGACCTCAGGATTTTCCTGTATAACCTCATGGCCTTGCTGTTCAAGAACTAGCTTCATTACTCCCGCAAAAGATAACGAGCGCGAGTTAGCTTTCTCTGAAGCATGAGAAGCACTCATTCCTGTGATAAGAATTTTACTCATACGAGTGTACCGTCTGCCTTTAATGCACGGCCTTTATCCTCGGCAACCGCACGCTTAATGATACGGTCACAGTGCTCAACAAACGCGGTGTACTCTGGGATATATGGAGTTAACGCCGCACGTTGCGCCATGGCAGTTGCGTGCAGCTCTGTGTCCGACATCTTTTCAACGTCAGAGATCTTTAGCTTATACGCATCACCAAGTGGATCACCTTCACCCTTATCGGTTACAAGGATAGAGCCAACGTGCGCTGCGTATAGAAAACGACTACGCCACCAGCCGGATCCTGCGTGTGGATACGGTGGAGAAAGAATTCCCCAGTGCTTGTTATAAAATTCAAGTACGTCCTGCTCTGCAGCAAATCTTTGTCCGCCAAGTTTCTTAATAAGCTTACGACTTCCTACGATCTCAACTTGCCAGTCTGGATTTTTTCTTTCAAGCCAGGTATCATGTGGCATAAGAGCTCCAAGAACCCATGCACGCTTTTTCTCCGTAGGAGGAAGTGCGGTAACAGGTTGTAGGGTTGGAATAACAGTCGACGTTGGGTCTAACGCCTCGATAGGTCCTACCGCGTCAGGCATGCGCTTGCGCACGATAGCTCTGTCACCGAAAGAATACATAGGACAAACTGGAACCATACCTGCAAGCCAACGTTCTGCGATGAGATCTCGTGATGCCTCAACTAGACGTTTTTCATAAGGCTGTACGTTTTCATCTGAGTCCATCATGTAGTAGCGTTCGATGTAGCACTTTTTTGCCGCCGCAGGGTTTGTTTCCTTAATGCGTTCAACTGCAGCCTCAATATCTGCACGACTAAAGTAAGTTGCGCCTTCTTCACCGCGATGCTCTGTTCCCACAAGCAGATGCTTATACAACATCTCAGGTTTACGAATTAAAGCACGAGCACCGTTGAACACGGTATTAAATTGCCAATCATCAAAGAATCCTACACAAGGTAATCCAGATGATAAAGTATAGAGTGCACCCATCGCACCTTGACGTCCGTTAAGTGAGTTTAACGGTGCAAGGTTTACCCACGCAACATCGTAAGATGAAAGATCCTCGCCTGGTGTAACCTTACGCCAATCAACATCATGGCCAGCTTCACGCAATGCCTTTGCGATAGAAGCAGGCACGTCAATCTTTTGGATCGTACGCTTCTCCGTGTTAATTTGGAGTGCGGTAAATCCTGTAATTAGAACCTTCATGCCCGCTACCTTTCTAAGTAGATTTGGAGTATCACCTATTCACTTTACCAGGAATAGATGATAAACCAGACTTACTTAGACTGCTATTTAGAACGGAGCAGCAGGTGGAGCAGCGGCGGGCGCCGGAGCTGGTGCTTCTGCTACTGGAGCAGCGGCGGGCGCCGGAGCTGGTGCAGGTGCGGGCGCTGGTGCAGGTGCTGCTGCAGCAGTTGTAGGAACTCCCGCTGCGGCTGTAGACACGTAGTACATCTTAATTTCGTTCTTCTTTTGACCCTGCCATGTGCGAGAGCCAACCTGTGCACGAAATGCGCGTCCCTTAGCAGCCTGCTCGATTGCAGCGTTAGAAGGACTTGTTGCAAAGAACTCGCGGCCTAAACCGAGAGCTGCCATTTTGCGGAAAAACATACCAAGAGCAGCAGGTGACTCTGGAGTAACAACTAAGTTATCCCAAACAAGACGCTTATTGTGCGCGCCTCCCTGGACCTGTGCTTTAAGCGAGAACATAGTCTTGCCCGATTGTGAAACCTTTGCGACGATTTCTTGAACTACAAGATCGTAGTCACCGTCTGGTAGTGGTTCGAAACTGCCTACATCTCCGGCGTCTTTTACAAGATCGCCCCAATTGAGTGAACTCATCTGGTTTATTCTCCTGACTTAGTTGTTGTTGGTGGTGTTACTGCTGGTGTAGTTGGACCGAAAATCATGTCAAGCATGCGTTCGATACCAAGGTTTTCTTGTTCAACGATCTTTCCAAGTCTACCTTGTACTCGCTCGCCTGCTTCGTATTCGTCTGTACGTTCTACGTACATACGACGTGCCTTAAACGGTGATTGCAGCGGGTCCGGATTAGGAAACGTTTCTACTGTAATTGCGCCAAGGATGTCATAGAAGTACGGTGCTTGAATTGCAAGCTGACCCTGTAGATAAGGACGTGAACGTCCGTCTGCTCCAGGTCGTGCCATAGCAGTTAGTACAACAGCTTCTAACGGCTGTGTAGGGTGCATTGTAAGGTCACGTAGGTCACGCAATAGCGCGCCCATGTGACGAAGCAACTCGCCCCATTGTTGCATCTTCATTTGTTCAGTGCCCGCAATTGAATCCATGCACTTCACTTGAAGTTCAGAGATGGAATCAATGATAAGTGACTTGAACTGATGCTTTCCAGTTTGTAACCACTGGAATGTTTTGAGAACAACATCGTAGTCGCGAACGTTAACGACTACCGTGTCCCAGGTGCCATCGGCAACTGGTGGTTCTTCTCGAATAGGGTCCCAGTACTTAACGGTGATAGGTAGGAATCGATGCCCACCCTCAACGTCAAGCATGAGACGTGGATATGGTGCGGTTACCGCGAAGGTTGATTTACCAACCTTTGATTCGCCGTAAACCATGATAGTCAACGAACGTTGTACGTCAGACATCACTGTTTCCTTTCATCTCTTTGTGTTTGTTTAACATTATTAAGCGTTACCCTTCTTCTCTTCTACGCCATAATAGGCGTAGGGATCTGACGGTTGGAACGCGTCTTCAAGTGCAGCCTCAGCAGCAGACCCGTCATCAAACATCGGACATATAGAGAAGAATGAGCATTTCCACTTGCAATCGCGCGAAGGACTTGGGTACACGATAAATCTGTGATCTCCGCCTTCATCAAGTGCCTTGCGTGCACCCATCATGTTTGTTAAAACACCGTGGATACGTTGCCAAAATGAGCGCAGGGCAAAAACATTATGACGAACTTCAATTTGTTCGTAGAAAGGTGGCTTTGCGTTTGCAGAGCGCTTAACCTTCTTTAACATAGTAAAGATTCCGCCTTCAGAGCGTTCACCTTCTTTGTTCTGCGCTGTTTCAAGCATCATGTACGTAAGAATTTGCTCGTTCATGTGCGCCATAGCAGAGAAGTCGGTAAACGAGCCTCCTACCGTCTTAAAGTCTCTAAACATACGTACTCCGTCAGCCTTACGACGTACGCGCATATCAATCTTACCTTGCAGGATAACCTCGCCGTTAAGCAAAGGCATCTCGATGATCTCTTCAGTAGAAATCATTTCAAGTTCAGAGTCAATACCGTTTTCGTCAACCCACTGTAGGTAGCCTTCAAGCATGATGCGACCAAGCTCAGCCTCGGAGTCTAAATCATATGTATCGCGGAATGAAGCCTCAAGAATTAACTTATCTTTCACAACAAGTTCAGAGTGAGCCTCAAGAAGCGGGATGCCCTTGCCGTAGTACATATCAAGTGCCTCGTGAACTCGAGAACCGAGCGCAAGTGCACCTGTCATCTGTTGAGTTCTAGGTTGTAGGCGTCGGTAATAACTAAGCCACCAGCGTCTGCGACAATCCTTGAAGGTTTGGATTTCTGAGTTTGAGATTCTTACGGGCTGGGTCATAACTTTCCTGCCTTATCGTCTTTGAGTAGTGAGAGAAGCTTATCTTTATCTTTTACGATTTGTTCAAAGTTATCAGCCTTAGTTGATAGAACTTGAATTACTCGTTCCTCGATAGAACCGTCTGTAACATAGTCTGTGACGATAATTGAGTCGTGGATTTCAGATCCAATACGGTGAACACGGTCAAGTGCTTGCTTGTGATCTACAAGT